CTCCAGAAACTTCGATCTTGTCGCCGTACTTCTTTGGGGCCAGCTTGGAAAGCAACCATTTGCGGGTGTCAACTTGAAGTTTATGCTTTTGGATGGCTTGCCAGTCTTTCTTACCGTCACCAGTCTCAGGGACTTCTTGATCGCTCAGTTCCATTACTTCTTGGGCCATGCGCTCAATCAGGTCTTCCCTCGCGTGCGCGTAATTGTCTCTCAAAAGTGAGTCCTCACTAACCCATTTATGAAACGTGCTATTCGCAATCCCTGCGGCTTGGCACGACTTGAAAGTGCTTAGGCCGTTCCTCATGCCTTCCAAGACTTCTTGGCAAATGGCGGCTTTGTCCCTTACGGGCTTTGTTGCCTTTTCGGATTTAGCCTCTTTCTTGGTAGCCATTAAAACCCACCATTACGGGTAGTGGTGCAAGTAACGCTGCCATCCCAATTCTTCACGCATCGAGTGGTGGTTTGGGATTGGACTGCGAAAGACAAGAACAGAACTGCGATTGTGAATAGGGTTTTCACGGTGACTCCTTTGGGTTAAATGGTTGATGGCCTTGCCGCTTTGTGGACAAGAACACGGATTGATCGACTCTTTCCGGGTAATTCGCGCTTCCCCGTTCTCTAGTACCGTGCTTCACGTTGTTGACACCCTGAGTATTTACAGAGTTCGTCTTACCATCATGGGGGTTGTCTGATTTCTCTTTGTGGTCTGAGTCCCGGACACTCATACATCAAACAACCTTCATGATAGTCCCCGTCTTTCCGGAGTGCCAGCTTTGTTTAACGTGCGTAGCTGTCACGGCAGACTTCCGAGCTGCTACGGGTTTATTTTACCTTATTGTAAGATTTTTTTGCAATTATATTGCATCTTTCTTTAACCGTCTGGTTTCGGCGTTGTAATGCTTGGCGATTTCCTGCAAACCTTCTTTGGTGTACTTTCGCACGGTCTGGTCGGATTCGATTTGCTCTACCCGTTCCAGTCCAATGCGTTCTATCAATCCTTTGCGGTATGCAAGGACGTTCCCGGCTAGGTACTGATTGCAGTGCTTGCATTGTCCGTGGATGTTGTCCTCGACAAATCTCATGTGTGGTGCAGAACCAACACTCCGAAAATGTCCGGCATCTGTTTGGTTTGTCTCAGTGCTTGGTGGTTTTCCACATGAGATACAAGACTTGTCGGCATCCCTGGCCCTTACAAACGCATTAAACGCTGTCTGAGCGACTTTTACTAACTGGGGCTTAGTCCTCATGGCGTCTAGTTTTTCTCGGGTCTTCTTGCGGTCTTCTTGGGCTTCCTTGGCGGCTTTCTTTTGTGCCACTTGTCTGGATACCTCAAGGGCGCAAGTTGGGGAACAGACTTTTTGCATGGGCCTAGTGGGGGTGAATTCTGTTTTGCAGACTTTGCACTTTTTCATCTCAGTCTCCACAAAAGCAAGGGATTGTTTCATCGTTGCCGAAAAAGTCTGTTTGGTCTTTGGCGAATTCCATCATTTGGGCGTAGCTTGGGCGGTCTTTGCAAAACCGACCGTTGATTTTTGCCTCTTGCTCAGCCCACCAAACAGCACGTTCAGGTTGATGCTGGATGATGCTCAAAATCTGGTTTCCACCCTTCATAAAGCACAAGTCACAGTTTCCAAGCGTTGTCACCTTGTTTTGGAATGACAAGCCAAGGTCAAAACTATTTGCTTTCCAAAAGGCTTGAACGTCTGCCTGTGTCACGCCTGTTTTTGCCAAGGGTGCGTGTAGGCTTTCCCGCAATTTCACTACCCTTTTAGGTTCGTCTGCCCTTATCCCCGCAAAGGTGTCAAATTCTTTGTGTCCAATGCTTTCCATGTACCGCGCAATCGGGGTGATTTTCAGCTCTGTCGTGCAAAACCGCATCACTGAGTTTGGCAAAAAGCTCTTTCTGTCAATCATTGCCGCAAAGGGTTCACCATTCCTTGCCGCCGTTTCAAAAGTAACTTCCTTCCAGCGGTCTTTGGTTTCCTCTGCGTCCTGGTACTCAAGCCAAACAATTGGAACATTCCAGTTTGTCGCGCAGTCGTTCACAAACTTCAAAGTCGCTTCGTCCTCTTTCCCTGTGTTGGCAAAGCAAACCACACAATCTTCAGGCAGGCTCATGTCGTGAGCCTCTAGCACCTTGTAAAGCATATATGCCGAAGTTCGGCCACCTGAAAAGCTGATGCAGGTCGGTTCAAGTATTTCGAATGGGTTGCTCATCTCATGGCCTTATCAGTTCGGTTGTTTGCGTAAATGTTCGCCTTTTCAGCCTCTATCCGTGCCTGGGCAGCAATCATCATCCAACGGGTGCGCTCTCTGTTTTCCGTAGCCGCCTGAAGCGCCAATAGGTGCTGTTTGTACCTTTCACCTGCGTAGGCTTCCCGTTCTTGCGCTGCTGTTGTTTTGTGCCCGTCTAGCTCTGCCTCTTTCATGAGTTCGGCTTTAACGGTCTTTCGCATCTCTTGCATTAGGACTAGCTGGCCCTCTGACACGGCATAGTCACCAGCATGGTCTCTCAAATAATCGACTGCTTTATCAAGTGCGTTCATTTGATCCCCCATCTTTCTCTTGTTCTTTCAATGATTTGATGCGCTCTGCAACCTTCAGGCCCAACCCTTTGTAAAACCCGGATTCGTTCGCTTCCAGTTCTTTTGTCCACCTTCGCATTTCGTCTATCCAGGCAGGCATCATGGCTAACTTGGCGATGTGGTTGGTCATGTGGTCTAGGTGTTGTTTCATTCATCCTCCAAGTCTCCGGTCAATTTCAGTGCCATTGTTATGACGTGTTCAGGGTACTGCTGGCCTTCACGTACTCTGTCCAAAATCTTCATTGCTTCAAAATAGTTCATGTTTTTAGTTCTTCAGCAAAAATGTTCCACTCCAAACGGCGGCGCTTCATTAAATCCTCATACTTTGCGTATGCGCTTGTTTTTGTCGGTGAAAAACCAAGGTATTTGCACCAGTAATCGTTACGGAGCAAAGTTTTGCACACTCGCCTCCAGCTTGGCGCTTTGCCAGCGTTTTCGATCTTCAAGTCTGCTGCGTCTGGTATTCCATCGGGATAACCACGGGCAGTCCACCACTTGATGTAAACGGCAATTTTGTTTTTGTAATGCTGCGCAGTCTTTGGGGGCGTGCTAGATAACAGGCTTTTGGCAAAGCTCTCCCATGTGTGGCCGTTTGGCAGGGTTATGGTGTGGTTACCCATCACGTTGCCTCGCTCGTTGCTATACATCTTTCCTGTGTTTGCACCATTGACCCGCAAAACTAACTTAGCCCACAAACTAGGCTCAACCACTTGGTACAACCAAAGACCTTTGCGCGATTCATCACCCATTGGCTCACATATACGCATTTGGCTTAACTTCATGCCTGCTTGGTGCATTCGGTCATACAGCTTGTTATGGCTTTTTCCTGTCTTGGCATGAAACGTCCAAATATCCTCAACCTTCCAATCGTAAATTGGGTACACGTTCCAAACATTCTCAACCACGTTGGTGGTAAACATCTTGCCTTCATACGTTGGCTTTTTGCGGCTGATTGAGCGAAAACGGTTGAGGCTTTCTTGTGCGCGAATTCCAACAAAACAGGCGCACTTTTCGCCCTGTGCGTACCATTGGCCGAAAGTGGGTACAAACTCCTCAAACATGATGCCTTCGTACCAAAACGGAAAATGTGACCCGTCTTTGATGCTGATCTCTGACTTTTGACGCGCCCACAGATTCTTTTTTGTTTCGTCCCAGGCTGTCCACTCAGGCTCAAACGTAGAACAGGCGTTCCATGTCTTGATTGGCACGGCTACCCAATACGGTTCAATGTGGTCGGCGTATTCTTTGTAAATTGCTTCGGCAAAGTCGATGGTCAAAGTAAATTGCGCTTCCCAATCCAAAAAAAACAAGCCAATTTTGCGGCCACGCTTTTTAGCTTCTTCGCAAACCATGTGAACCATGACGCCGCTATCCTTACCCGCTGAAAAGCTGCAATAGATACGGTCAAAGTTATCAAACGTCCATTCGATGCGCTCTTGTGCCGCTTGCAGCACGTTGATTCCAAGTCCACGTTTAGGCATTGCAGCTCTCCCACTTGGCGATAACTTCATCGGCTACACGGTTAGCCATGTCTTGTGCTTCGGGCGTCATGTAAAAATTCCACGCTATGCGCGTTTCTTCTTCGGTTGCGCCGCAAGCAAAACAGCAAGCCGCTTGACCAATCCACGGGCGCTTTCCTTGGCTTTTGCTCAAATGCTGTTCTGCGCTGATTGGATAGGCGTTAACGGCCCCGATCATTGCCTCCCGGCACTTTGTCTCTGTTGACAAGATATTTGCAGCGTGTTGAATTTTGTTCATCTCATTTTTCCTTTTTGCCCACATTCCAGATTTAAAGCATTCCCAATTCCAATAGGGATGCCACTTTTCAAACAGGTCACGAAAGCGGTTCATCTACACCCTCAATTTCTTCAAAGGTTTCAGCTTCCCACGCTTCGGAAAACTCAGCATCTGTAAACAATCCAGACAATCCCGTGACTTGCTGCAAACGCAAAACCTCGTCCGAATCCATGCCAAGCTCTTTGGCGATCTTTTCATCAGACCAAAAACGGCGCTTGAGTTCGACAACAATTTCAGACATTGATTCAACCTTATGTTCACCACGGGCACGGTTGTGGCGAATTGTTGATGCCATGCGGTCGTTTTTGTTTTGGCGGTTGCCATTGATAACAACGGCAGGCAAGTAACCATGAACACGGGCGCGAACTGTCTCTGACTCTTTGCCTACACGATGACGGTGAAATCCATCTACCACCTCAAACACCCCGTCACGGCTCCATGAAACGATTGGCTGTGTGTAACCATCCTCAGTGATGGAATGCTCCAGCAAC